CGATGACCCCGGCGCCAAGCCCTACCGGCCCCATCGACAGGGTGCCCGACCCGGGCGCCAGCCTGCAGGCGCTCATTGAGCAGCACCTGGACTGGGTGCCCAAGCGCCTGTACCTCAAGCTCTACGGCGAGACCGAGGACGTGGTCAACAAACGCTGCGGGCCTGCCGGCGCGTGGAAGCGCGGTGTGCAGTTCAACAGGCCGCCGGGAGGCGGCCTGTGGATCTCCTTGAAGGGGGTGAACGCTTGGGCTTCAGGGCAGACCTGAAATCACCCCCATGCCGTGGCACCTGCGGGAGGTGACAACAAGCTGGTGTTTATGATCCCTCCGCGTGTGCCGGCCACCGACGTGTCCGTGCCGAACATCAGGTACACAGTGCCCGTAATGCCTGTAGCTGCCACGCCTTGGCTGACCCTGCCTTTGTAGAAGGTCAGCACCCCTGCGTTGATGTGTACGCCGATAGGCTCGGTGGCAAAAGACGCACCATAGGCTGTCCCCACGCTATTGTTGTACTTCTGCCCGCTGTTTCCCCAGTATCCCCAACTACTGGTAACGGACCCAGGGTAGCTACTCAGGCTCGAGCTACTGCTGCCGAGGCCCACCATCACACGACCGTCAGGTACCCCTGTGGGCGTGATCTCAGCGTAGAAGTTTCCGCTGGCAGGACGGCCAGTGGTTACGCGAACTGAGCCGCCAGCGGGCGCTGTAACCTGAGCCCAAAGGTCCGAGAAACTGACTGAGACATCGGCGTCTTTATCAGTCGGGCTCCAGACAGACCCTGCCGACAAAATCGGAGGTGTGCAGTCTGAGCATTGCACCAGCCTTACCTGTGTCGCTCCCGTAGTGCTCGGGCTGTCAGCGAAAAGGTAGAACGAGTCAACAGTGATAGCAGCGATCGTACTCATAGGTACGATGCCTTCGAAGAATACCGTGGCGTCGTCCAGATTGTAGACTCTGCAATAGATGCCTAGCCCAGGGTAAGCGTACACAGTGACCCGGTACCACTTGTTGCTCAGCACTTGGCCAGTCCCAAGCAACACGCTGCCGGGGCCCCACACGAGTTGTGGCCGTCGTGACCCGTCTGCGGCCGCGTCTCTCACCGGGTTAAACGCAACATAGTGCTCGCCAGCCCCCACGTTGGCTACGGACGCAACAAGAGGATGTCCGTTGTCGTCAGCCCCCACGCTTGTTACTCGCACCTCGCAGGCGTACTGCAAGATGGCAGCAGCTTCCCCGAACACTCTGCGAATGAGGGCCCACTGACTAGGCGCGGCTGTCTGTGAGGCAATGGTCGCTACGCCCCCGGTCGCGGTGAAAATTACCGGATTGCCGTTCGCCGTGGTGTACCCGGCCAGATCGTTAGCGTACTGCTCGGAGAAAACACCACACGACCTGACCGGCTGCGACGCCCCACGCACCTGAACCGTTCCCGTCACACGGTAAGCACCATAGTAGACGTGGCTGAACACAGGGGACGCCTTGAACCGCACGACGATCGGTCCAGCGCGTAGCGAAGGCCAGTTGCAGTTGAACCACAAACCGCCACGCAGCAAGCTGTCGCGCCAGAACACAAAGAAGATTGCAGCCTGCTCCGAGTTGAAGAAGAACTCCACGGCCATGTCACCCGTGTAGTCGCGCTCGCGCGAAGCGAAGTTGACCTGGCCAGGCAGGTCACTCGTAAGTGCACGCGACTTGGGCGTGTGAGTTGGCGGGTTAGGCCCAGGCAGCGTGGAGGGATAGTCGAGAGCCATTGATCAATCGCCCTCACCAAGTGTCCTGGCGACCTTCACGGCTTCAATCCTTCCCGCTCTTTCACAAGCACTGCCTGGCAGGCCAGGAGCTGTTGCCTCACTTGCTCGGCGGCCCCGGCAAGCGCGACAAGATCTCCTCGAGTTGGTCCAGGAAGGATTTCTGCGGCGGGGGCCTGGAGATCTCGGCAGGTATTGGCGGCAGCTGCGGTGGCGGGACTTGGGGCCCACACTCGGGAACGCTCGCGCAAGCGCTGCTCAAGAGCAGCAACAGCAGCGGCAGCCTGCTCACGAGAAGCCTGGAGGTCATTGGCAACTCCTGTGACGGCCACGATGAGGGCCTGTTCCTTGTTGCGGTAGGTGGCCGAGGCGCTGGCCGCCGCGGCCGCTGATGCAGTCTTGAGATTGGCGAGCTCGAGCCGCGTGATGACGAGCTGGTAGCGGGCAAAGCCGGCCACCACGGCCAGGGCAAGGCAGGCGTAGCCGAGAATGGGCAGGCTCATGAACCGACGACCTCGTCAGTACCATCCCACCGGAACTCGCTCACCGGCTTGTGCATGCTGCAACTCACGCAGTAGGTTGCGCCGTAGAACTTCGGGTTGCGGGCGTACGTCTCGGCCAGCGCGAGGCCCATCGTCGTGACACTGCCGCAAGCAGCGTGCACGTAGGCCTGCCGCACCGGTCGCACAAAGCCCTTGGCACGCTCCTCCTCGCTCAGCACGAGATAGGCCTGGTTCTGCGGCACCGGTCCGCTGTCGGCACCGTGGCCGAGGCGCGGGTCGTTGGGGTCCGTAGTGAGTCTGCTCATCATGGAGCTCCTGTGCGCGCAGCTTCGTCGTTGGCAGCCTTCACCACCACACCGAGCGCTTCGAGGTTTTCGGTTTGCACCGTGAGTACCAGAGTGCCTTTGCAGAGCAGCCCGGCGTTGACGAAAGAATAGCCGGACTGCTTCAGATGCCGATCGAAAATCGGCAGCTTCCAATCGTCAATGGCGATACCGACCTTCTTCATGCCCAGCCTCCTTGGCGTTGCTTCCAGCGCTGGTACATGATGTTGCCGCCCCACAGGCCGGCGGCGATGAACACCAGGATCAGCGGGCTGATGCCAAAGACGGCCGCGAGCTGGTCGTGAAACCCCTTCAAAGAATCGAACAGCGTGTGCACGCTGTTGACCGTCGTGGTCGCGCCTTGAACGTCGACCTTGGACACTTCACTGAGCACTGTCGTGGCGGCACCCGCCACACCGATCGTCGTGACGCCTGCGCCGCCTTGCATGATCGGCGAGGCGGACATCTTCGACTCAGGTGACACCGCCTGCGGCAACCGGTCATGGCGCTCGCCTGGCTCGGGCGTCAGGTAGACAGCGGCCTCCTTGGCCCTCCGTGTCGATAGCCCGCGCAACTCTTTGAGCTGACCAGTCGCAGGGTCTCGCGCCTTGTTGTACAGATTGAACGCTCGCGCAGCGCCAGCGTAGTCACCAGCGTTGTGCAAGCGAAGCACGCTGGACCAGTACAGACCTCGCTTGCTCTTCGTGTCCATCGGACTGCCGATGCCGATGTTGTAGGCGAGCGATACGAGACCCCCTAGCTGATTGAGGGTGGCCCCATTTGGCATAAGCGCGAGAACCTCTTCAGCATAACGCGCGGTCTCTTGGAAGAATCGAGAGTCCGCCTTCTCCTCCGACCAGCGCATGCCCTGCTTGATCGTGCGACCGGCCGTCTCGCCCCAGCCGATGGTCCACACGCCAGCGCTGCACTGGTAGGCCACAAGCTCGCAGCCCTCAGATCGGCCGAGCATCTCCACGATCTCCCAGGGCAGCTTCCAGTCGTAGCCTCGGGACTTCAGCCGGGCAACGTGACGATCGATGTCGTTCATGAGTCTTCCCTGTCAACCGAGAGTGATGCTGTAGGAATCGATGGGGAACTTCGGGGGCGGTGATGCGGCGTTGATCACCTTCGACTCACTCAGTGCGGCCCAGAACAAACGGTTGCCCGAGACGCTCGCATCCATGAGCTCTTGGTACCCGATGGCCCCAGACCCCCAAGGGCCTGTGGGCTGCGGAAACGTGATGGCTGCGTTGTTGCTGGTGCGCCCACCAGTGCCGGTGCTGGCCACCGTGGTGCCAGTGCCTTGAGTTCCGCTCAGAGCCGCCAGGCTGGATGCGATCGACTGCCGCGCGTATGCGTTGCCCACGACTTCAATGCCCGCCGCGCTATTGGTGGGTGTGCCCGTCACAAGGCGCACGTAGGTTGTGCCTGGCCACGTGAATGCCTGCGCCCGGAAGATCAGGTCCAACATCTTGTTGGCCAGGTAGTCAGTCATGCCGCCCGTGAGGCCGAGCGTGAACAGCAAGCTCGCGGCCGCCTGCGAGTGCGCCGAGCTCGCGGCCACGGTTACCGTACTGCTGAGGTCGCCATAGATCCAGCAGTTGCCGGCCGTCGCTGCGTCGTAGAGACCCCACTTCGTCGCAGCGGTCCAGCCCCCGGCGCCGGCCGTAGGCCAAGTGATAGTGCCGTTGTTGCTCACCACGTGCGATGTGCCGGTGCTGGCCACCGTGGTGCCTGCCCCCTGCGTGCCAGAGAAGTTGGCCAAAGATCGCGTCACCGCGGCTCGACCGTAGGAAGTCCCCGTGACCTCGGTGAATGCAGCGTCAGTCGCCGCGGAACCCAACGCGAAGTGCCACGAGGCTGGCAGCGTCAGCGTCTGTCCACGCAGGAAATCTACGAGCTGGTTCTCAGCGTAGTCAGTGAATTTACTCATGATCAAAAACCTCGATCTCAGACTTCAGGGGGAACGTCAATAGCCAGTTTGTATGTGGCTTGATCTTGAACAACCAAAGTGGCTGCATCACGAATCTCGATGAACAGATGCGCCTCTTGGCTGCCTTCGCCACCCACGACAACGACAGTCCATTGCCGCGAGATAGCCAAATTGAGCCATGATCCTGTTGTACCGCTGTCAACAGCGCCGAAAGTGATGCTCGCTCTGATGTCGAAGAACGCTGCGTCAGTTGAAAGCCAAGGTCCTGCAAGCAACCACTGGCTGGGTAAGTATGAGGAGCCACCCGGCCACTCCTTGAACACCCTGCCGTCGTTCTGGAACGTGTAAGAGACAGTACCGGTGGCCACACGAACCGAATTGATGTCGTCGATCAAGTACGGAATGCGCAACAGTCCACCGCCGCCACCATCAGTACCAGGTGTGCCATCAACAGGATCTTGAACTACACCGCCAAGAGGTAGAAGGGCCAAGTCCGCAGTGTGCACCAAGTCATTCTCAATGACTGTGGAGACCGCATAGCTGCGACGCCCATCGTCAGCGATGGAATTCTGCACGCTCAAGACACGAACGAGCTGTTCGTAGATGACTCCAGCGCCGAAGACGTATTTTGTGCGTTCTTCGCTCGCCAGATCGAAAGTGGGCTCCGTGGGTGGAGCAGACGCCAGCACCGCTTTGTACTGAGTGGACCCGGGCAACACGAGCAGAGCAGGATTGCTCAGCGTGCCATCGCGGTTGACAAACGACAGGTAGTGAGTGGCCCCGCTGATCCAGCGAGGTGGTTCGCTCAGTGTGACCTCCAGCGTGCCTGAGTCGTAGTCGACGACATCGCCCGCCCTACCCCAACCAGACAGCGAAGGCGCGAAGGCCACCAAGCTGCCGAAGGTCACCAGCAGCCCCTCGAGTTCAGTCCTGAAGGTCGGAAATTTGCGACGGTAGAAGTTGTTGTAGGCGTGGTACAGGCCCTCACGCTCGGCGTGCTTCGCCCCAGTGACACCGAAGAGCCGCAGACGCTGAGGCTTCGTTGGAGTCACAACGCCAGGGCAAGGGCACACGATCGGTACCCAATCCCAAATGCGGTTGTCGAAGTACTCGACGATCACGCCGTCAGGTGTCTTCTCGTTGGCGAAGGCGAAAGTGATGGACGTGGACCCGGGGTCGATGTTGCGCGCGGTGAACGCAGTCACGGGCAAGTCTTTGGCCTCGTCCCGCGTCAACGTCATGACTGAGCCCTGGCGCCGAAAGACCGCAGAGCGGCCGGCCTGCGCGATCATCTGATCCGCGGTGAAGCTCTCGAAGGTCTGGTCGAAGACACCGTCGAACCTATCCTGACGCGCATCCCACACCAGCGAGTAGCGGTACAGAGCATCAAGATCGATGTGCTCGTCTTCGTAGCTGTCCCCATAGACCGTATTGGTCCACTTGTCAGCCAGAGCCCACGCGGGGTTGCGTGTCTCCACTTCAGCAGACCAGAAGGTGGAAGGGTTCCACGTACGCACAAGCCGGCGAGTGATGACTGCCAGCTTGCGTTGTGTCAGCCCCGTGAGCTGCTCACTGGCCCGCATCTTCACTTCAATGTACGTGGCCGTCGGGCACAAAGTGGCAGAGGTTTGCAGCACAGAGCGCAGGCCGGCCCACTCCATGGTGTTGGCCACCCGGCTGTTCGAATCGAACGGTGTTGTCCGCACCAGCCGCACCTGAGGGCGCCCCACGATCGGCAAGGTGTAGTCGTACGTGCGTCGTACGGGTTTCGTCTGAGCCAGGGTCAGCGTCTCTTCAGGGAAGGCATCCCAAACTGTCAAAGGGCTGCCGAAGTCATCGACGATCCGCCACTCGACGCGCCAGCTCACAGAGGCGTCCTCAGGAGCCCCGGTCGTCGCGTTGTAAGTGGCGAGGCCGCGGCTGAATGAGATATCGATCTGGATCGAAGCGGCCACGCTCTTGGGGCGGCAGGCTATGAAGGGCCCCACGATGCGCGCCTCTGTCATCACGTTGCCCGCAACTTCTGGAGCAGTAACGATATTGCTACTCACCAACGTGGGCAGTGTTCCTGGCGTCAGGACGTTGAAGGTGACGTCCCCGAAGTTGGTCAGCGGCGTGTCATCGAGCAACTGAGCCTCGAGGACATAGTTACCCTGGCCAACACAGAGGAGCGCGTGGTAGTACTGATCGTCATTCGAGTCGTACCTGTTGTACGGCTCAGCGGCAAAATCAGGGAAGGTCTTGTTGCGCCCGTAGAGCACGGGGATCGGCTGATCCAGCTTGGCCTGGTTCCCCGCGAGGCTCGTGTTGTAGTTGGCCGACGTGCCTTCCGAGTCAACAACGCCCGCCCCTGTGCGCGCCGGCACAAGGAAGTTAACGAGCGCGGAAGCTGCGGTAGTGGCAACGGCGGTGGCCAGACCAGCAGAAAGCCCTTGCTCTACCAGCCAGGGCTGGCCGAACTGCACCGCTATATAGATGGCCGCAATCGTGAGCACGATGCGAGTGGCATCTGAGCCTCCCTCGCCACCACCCTGCGGGTAGCAATAGAACTCGACGGTATGTCCGGCCTCAACTTGAGTACCCCAGTCCTTGCGCAAGCACCAGTTGCCGTTGAAGCGGCAGACGTAGGGGTACTTGGCACTCTTCGGGTAGAGGTCAGCGATCATCGAGCCCACAGGCACGCGGCTGACCCGCGCCTCATGTGGCGCCATGATGCTGTCGACGACGGTGAGATAGGCGCTCAAGCTCGCCTCCATGTGCGCATGTTCTTGTACCCGATGAGCGTCGGTACAGGTTGGCACACCACCTGGCCGCGAGACTCGGATCCCACGGCGTGCAGCAACTTGGGCCCTTCGTTCGTGTTGACGATAACACCTACATGCTTGCCGGTGAGCCCGTCCATGGTCAGCACATCATCCTCTTCTGAGCGGCCGTTAACCACCCTCCAACCAGTGGCCTTGATGAATCGGTAAAGCTGCAAGCTGCTGCCTTTGTGAAGCAGGTAGTCGGGCAGCTCGATGTTGTGCCGTGTCTTGAAGCAATAACGAACCAGACCAATGCAGTCGAACTCCTGCGGGCCGCAAGCGCCGGCCTTGTACGGCATGCCGATGAGTGACCAGGCCCAGTGCTTCATGTGGCCAACCCCGGATGCTCTTCACGCGTGTAGTTCTTCTTTGGGAACGGTTGGTTGGATGGGTCACCGAAACCACACTCCAACTCCACGCGAGTCTCAGTCACGGTGCCCGAGCGCACAAAGCAACGTGCCGGTGGCAGCACTGCAGGCCCGGTCAAGTCGTCGCTGACGTAGATGCGCTCGATCACCACCACCGGATTCAGATCCCCCAGGGCGAGGTCGAACGCGTCGAGGAGGTAACGGCTCACACCGTCGAGCGACAACTTCAGCGTCGGCGAGCCAGCCTGCTCAGACTCCTCAGGGCCTTCAGCCCTCAGGCCACCGATTGCGGTGAAGGTCACCGTGTCCGAGTCCTCGGTCACAGCCACGATGTCTTCGTGATTCACGGCGACCAGCGCACGAGAGGTGAAGGCCGGATGCACGAACTCGTAGG